CTGTTGTCTCTCCAGTGATTTTGATTTCACCAGTCAGAGAACTAAAGACACCCTCTTCAGTTGCAATCTCATGTGGAAGAGTTGCTAAAGTCTGACTAAATCCTTGATATTCTTTGAAGGTTGATATTCCACCATTGCCAGCAGTATTGTCCGCAAGAATCTGTCCAGCAACATCTAAGCGAGCAGTTGGATTTGTGATGCCGATTCCAACCTGCTCATCTACTAAATTAAAATCAGTTGATAGACCAATTCTTATTTTTGGCATTACACTACAACTTTCCTATATTTATCGGACATCAGAAACCTCCTAAACCACCATGAGAGTCTGAACAACCATCTGCCGCGCCAGTTCCCTGATATAAATCTCCAAAGTCCTGTGCATTACCAGTAGATGTAATATTTACATAATCAATTACATCTACTGTGGATGGATTAAGACCTCCTGCCAAAATACCTCTAGTTTGAGTAGAAGATCCAGCAGACCTTTGTCTTGCCATTGTCAAATCACCAAAATAAATTGCATTTCCTTCAGAGGCAATAGTGATGTAATCAATTTCACCTACAACTGTTGGGTGTCTACCTCCAGCAAAAACACCACGAACATTATTGGAGAATGATGCTCCTGCTGCATTTCTTCTCGCATAAGTTAGATCACCAAAACGAACTGAATTTCCTTTAGCAGCAATATTAACAAAGTCAATAATACTTTTATCTGGAGTTGGATTACCTCCTGCCCAAACTGCTCTTACTCCATTTGAGACAGCACCAGCAGAATATCTACCCGTAAATAAATCTCCAAAATCAAGTGCATCTCCTAATGTTCCAATCTCAATGTAATCTATTACATTTACGGTTGCTGCTGATGGACTTGTTGTATATCCACCACCAAATATACCACGAGTTGATGAGGAAGTTCCTCCCATATATGCTCTATTTGCTGTTGATAAGTCACCAAAATCTATTGAATTTCCTGCTGATGCAATAGTTACATATTCGATAATATCTCGATAAGTTCCATCTGCTCCACCAGCCCATATGCCACGAATTGCTGATGAGCAGGATGATATATTACTTCTAGCTAAACTAATATCTCCAAAATCTTGTGAGTTTCCAAACGTGTTTATGTTAAAGTATTGAATTACATTAGTATAACCTAGAGTAATACCACCACCAACCACCATACGACCACTTCTGGTTGTATTATCTACCTGTCTCCAACCATAACCATCAAAGAACTCAATGGTCTTGAAGTCATAGTTATAGTATAACTCTCCTGGTTTTGGTGCATATGGTCTCTCATTTGTTCCACCACTTGGAGGTGTGAAAGTATTGAAGACTTTTAGACACTCAATCTCACTTCCACCTGCAAGGTTTGTTGCATTGGAATCAATGGTGTTTGTGATGAGTTCTGTTCCAACACCAACTGATGTGGTTCCTAGTCCAATAGCACCAACTGTAACTGTGACACCATCTTTAACGATAATCTCACCAGACAGTGAAGCATTAAGACCTTGACCGGTGTTGAGTGTAAGGTCTCCATCAATCTGATGATCTGATCTTAAGAAACCCTCATATGCAGTGAATGAAGTAACACCAGTTACCTCAAAGTCCTTTGACTTTACAGTGCCATCAACATCTAATCTTACCTGAGGATTGGTGACACCAAGACCTAAGTTACTATTGTTAAGATTAAATTCAGACCCTAAACCAATTCTTATTTTAGCCATCTTAGAAACCTCCTAGACCACCATGAGAGTCTGAAACTGTACATGCTCCTGTCCTTTCTCGGGTCAAATCTCCAAAATCTTGTGCATTTCCAGCAGATGAAATGGTTATGTAATCAATTGTATTTACGTTTGCAGGAGTTGCTCCACCAGCAAGAACTGCTCTTACTTGAGTAGATGCATTAAAAGTTACTCTGGCTTGTGTTAATTCTCCAAAATATATGGAATTTCCAAGAGAACTAAAAGTTACATATTCTATAGTTTTAGTATATGGTGAAGATCCACTCCCACCAGCAAATATTCCTCTAATAGAACTTGAACATCCTTGTGAAAGTTCTCCACCGCCACTTACCATATCTCCAAATTCTGTAGAATTTCCTTTTGATGCAAATGATACGAAAGACATTGCAGATAAATCACTGCCCCCGATTCCTCCAGCAAATATAGCCCGAGTCGGTGATGATGACCCACTAGGATAAAATGATGCCTGAACTAGATTACCAAAATCAAGCGCATTTCCAAGTGTTGCAATTTCTACATAATCAATTGTGTCATTTGCTGCAGATACATATCCTCCAGCAGTTAATCCTCTCGTAGATGATGATGCACCTGTTGGATTTCTTCGTGCTGTCGAAAGATTTCCAAAATCTATTGGATTTCCTGCTGATGCAATTGTAATATAATCTATAGTATCATCATTAGATGATGGTGCTGGAGATGCTCCTCCACCAAATAATCCTCTAGTCGAAGAAGACATCCCAGAAGCACTTCTTCTCAATGCATACATCTCTCCGAAGTTTTGTGCATTTCCAAGTGTTGTTATATTAACGAAGTCAATAACTTGATTAGCAGAGGACATTGGATTTCCTCCACCAAACACCGCACGACCACTTTGTCCTTGATTATAAGTGAATTGTTTCCACTCATTTCCATTGAAGAACTCAAGTGTATTCAGATCATCATTAAATCTTACGGTTCCTTCAATAAATGATTGTCTCTCATTAATTCCACCATTTGGAACAGAGAAGTGATCGGTGACTGATAGTTCTTCAAGTGCTCCGAGACAAACATGTGATTGATGAGAGTGTGGGTCATACTCACCGATGTTTGTAACACCAACCATATCAATGCTGGTAATATTTAAGATCTGACCATCATCAATGACCAGATCTTGAGAAAGTGTATTGTAATATTGATCATCTCCGTGATGAACACCACCTAGATCAGTAAATCCTGTCTCTGTTTCATAGTATTGTTGAAATGTCCCAACACCAACTGTTCCAAAACCAATTGTTGATGCCTTATTGATATGCTGATTCTGTGCTACAAAACCACCATAAGATGTAAGTGTTGCAACTCCGGCAATAGAAAAATTGCCTTTAATTGCTCCATCAACATCTAATTTACCACCAGCAGCCGATACTGTGCCCAGACCGACACGATTATTGTTGACAACAAAGTCAGAGGAAAAACCAACGCGAATAGTAGGCATCTTATCTTACCTCAAACTGTCACTGTATCTATCTTGGTAGTAATTGTTGATACTCCCGCAGATGCTAGTGTAACTCTTAATTCCACATTCGACCCATCAATTACTCCAGTAAACGAACCAAGCATTGTGCTACCTGTTGATACTGCTGATTCTTCTATAACCGTTACCGTTGTGCCGTCATGTATCATCAAGTATCGACCAACTTGGAAATCAGTATTCAGTTGGTTGATTTGTGTGATGACTGAAGCAGACCTGAAGGATGCAGTTGCAAATGAACCAACACCAGTTGGATTAACAGTGGAAACTGTAGTGTCAGTCTCTGTGACACCTCCTCCTCCTCCGCTACCACCAGCGATGCTAATATCAATTGTATCTGTAGATGCATCGTAAGCAAAGGTATTACCAGATCCAACAAAGTTTAAAATCTTAACTGGACCACTGACAACACTGGTTCCTGCAGAGTGGATACCAATATCGAAACCACCAGATGCACTACAAATACCAGTGACTGTTACACCAGCACCAGTGGTTTCAAGTTTCTTGGAGTTGTCGTGGTAAAGTTCAGCCGCTCCATCTTTTACTCCTTTGAAGTACGACTCTGTACCACTATTAGACCCAAGAATAACAGCATTATCATCAAGAATGTATAAATTACCTGTCGTGTTACCAATTACAGTATTAGTTCCATCATGGTAAATTTGTAAGTCATTACCAGTACCAAACTGTGCTTTTGCACCATCAACAAAATCCAGTGAATTAGAAGACCGGTCAAAGGACATGGAAGTTATTCCATTAGCACCTTTGAAATCAACGTCACCAGCAGAAGTTATACGAAGTCTTTCTACACTATTTGTCTGTAATGCTATCTCTCCTTGAGCACTACTATCACCTGGAGCATTAATTGTATGAACAACTCCAACAGATGATGTACCAGATGAGGAAGTAAATCTAAGACCACGATCATTATTACCACCCATACGGAGGTATTCCATGTTGGCAGCACTACCTGTAAGAGATAATTTACCATCAGATGCGATACGAAGTCTTTCTGATCCATCAATCGCTGCTAAAAGATAACTACCAGATGAAACATTATTTGGATCTACCTGTAATTGTGTTCCACCACTATTATGTAATATTCTAAATTTATCATTTGTGGTATCTGAATCAGAAATTGCAAAGTCAGGGAAACTTCCATAAATATGCAAGTTATGTCCTGGATTTGTGGTCCCGATACCTACCGAACCAGCAGAAGTTATACGAACTCTTTCTGAACCATCTGTCTTAAATTGTAAATTATCACCAAGAGCACCAATACTATTTTCAGATGACGTAGTGTTGTCAACAAACTGTATATAAGCACCAGGGTCTGTGCTGGTCATTTTCATACCAATATTGGTAGTACCAATATTCATATCAATGAAATGACCAGGATTATTTTCATTAATTCCAATCAATCCACTAGAAGTTATACGAAGTCTCTCACCGCCACCAGTATCTACGGTAAATGTATCAGCAGCAGGGAATCCAAATGAAGTGTTAGGATCTCCAATATGGAAGATAGATTCTGCAATGCCAACGGCACTAGCAAATGTTGCTATACCAGCGACCGTTAACGCTCCACCAACTGTTGCACCAACACCAAGAATGAGTTGTGACCTATCAAAGGTGAAGTTTGCATCATCAGTTAGAGAATCACCTGCACCGACAAAGACAACTCTGTTTGGTGCTAAATCTTCAACCTTAACTGTGCTCTTAAAGGTAGCAATGCCAGTAACTTCAATGTCAGTAAAGGTATTTGGTGCATTTGCAATTGCACTCTCAATTGTTGCAGTGGTGGTTGAATCAAGTGAAGCAATGTTCTGAAGTTGTCTTGCATCACTAATAACTTGACTACCACCAACCTCTAATGAATCAGAGAATACTTTACGTGCAGTAGCAATACCAACTGCTAATACAGCTTCGTTGGAAGCAGTTACAGCATGACTACCTTTTGGAGTGATGGTGCCGATACCTACGTCACCACCAGAAGTTACACGAACTCTTTCTGCATCATTGACACGAAACTGCATAGAGTCACTACTATGCTCATATATCAACATCCCAGGGTTTATATCAGCGGGGTCTGAAAATATAACACTAGATTGCGTAGCACTTTTTAAGTTTATGAGTGCATTAGTTGAATCAAAAACTTCTAATAGTCTTGTTGGAGCATCAGTACCAATACCAATTCTTTGATCACCCGTAATACGGAATGCTTCATTACCATTAGTCTCTACTGTAAATGTATCATTAGCAGGGAATCTGATTTGAGTGTTGTCGTCTCCAATGTGGAAGATGGAATCAGCAATTCCAACGCCACTGCTAAAGTTTGTCTCACCAGAAATATCTACAGCACCATTGAGGTCAGTTGCACCAGCAACTGTCAGTGCGCCGCCAACTGTTGCACCAACACCAAGAATAAGTTGCGAACCATCAAATACAAAGTTTGAACTATCCTCTAACTCACCATCAGTTCCAGCAATAACAACTCTATTATTAGTGAGGTCCTCCACCATGACAGAGGAAGCAGTCAATCCGCCACCAACTGTTGCGCCAACACCTAAAGTAAGTTGATTACCAGTAAAAGTAAAGTTACCATCATCTTCTAACTCACCACCAGTTCCAGCAATGACAACTCTGTTATTGGTAAGGTCCTCCACCATAACGGTGGAAGCAGTCAATCCACCACCAACTGTTGCACCAACACCTAAAGTAAGTTGATTGCCAGTAAAAGTAAAGTTGGCATCATCTTCAAGGTTCTTGGTAGAACCAGCAATTACTACTCTGTTATCAGTTAAGTTTTCTACTATCGCAGTATTTGCTTGTAGACCACCATTAAGGTCAGTTACACCAGAGACCGTTAATGCACCACCTACATTTATATCACCAAGGAAAGTCGTAAAACCAACAAACGTAGAGATTCCGCCAATTCTCAGATTGGCAATTGTTGCGACACCAGTGACATTTAAATTCGTTACACCAATACCACCAACAACATGCAGCTCATGTGGTGCTATAGTTGTCCCTATGCCAACTGTCTGCGTATCAAGATCAGCGACAAGAAGATTAGTATTTACCTCTAAACCGTTTTTGACTACAAAATTCTTATTTACAGCCATTTGGGTTCACTCTCCCCCTATTTTTTACTATTTAGTATATTTTTACGTCCGTAATTCTATGAGTGCTCGTGCTACACCACCAGCACCCTCTGGACTTGCTCCAGTAGAAACTATGGTTACAGCACCGTTAGTATAACCAGATCCTCCGCCACCTCCTCCAATTCCATTAGAGGTTGCATTACCGCCAACAACACCAGATCCACCACCACCATTACCAAATGTGCTAGATCCTCCGTTCTTACGGAATCCAAAGTTACCACTGTTGGAATATGAAAAGTCTGCTTTGAACCCTCTCGTTATGGTATCAACTGATTCACTAACTTCATTACCTCCAGCTGTTCTAAATTTTACAGTTCCTAGTTCCTCACAAGGACTTTTTCCTTGAGTTGCCCAGTAATAACCTGAGGTACATGATTCAACTCTACCACCCACTGTGCCTGATGGCAATACTCCTGTTCCAGGTAACGTACCACTTACTATTCCCTCTCCACCTGAACCAGAACTGTTTCCGCCACCTTTAATTCCTTTGATACCAGCTAAACCTGCACCACTACCACTTCCACCATTACCAGTAGATCCAGCACTTCCTCCACCACCAGAAATAACTAATATTGTTCCCTTTTCATAAAAATATGCTGCAGGACCACCCTGAACATTACCTGATTGTATACCAAGTTTAAAAACATACTCTGTGTTTGCAAGTAATGTATAATCAAAGACGGTTCTTCCACCGGATCCACCGGTAGCATTTGTTGTAGACCCACCTCCAGCACCATCAAGTGTAATTCTTACTGGTATATTTTTTCCCGAATATACAACAAAACTTCTGTCAGATGTTGTTGATGTTGGTATTAAATTTAAGTCTTGTTGAAAAAGATTTGTCGTGGAGGTGCTCTGTGTGCCATCTTCATCATCAATAATTTGTAAGACAACTTCAGATTGTTGTAAGTTACTCTGACTAATTGAATAAAAATTTGCAGTGTCTGATGTAACAGTGGTGGGAATAGTTGGAATAGACCCACCATCAATTGTGACACTTACTGATTGAGTTTTCACTACATTACAACTAATGGTCATGGTCTGAGATGTTGCACCAGATATCGTAGTGGTTTCGGTGACAGTTTCGCCACCTGTTCCTGGAACCTTATAAGATACTTGTATAAAAGGAGTAACCCCATCAATTGATGAAGAAACTTTTGTTATACTGCCACCAGTTGTTGTCGATCTAAATCTGCTGGTTCCTCCACCGCCTCCACCTGCTTTTGCCATTTTAGTTTACCTCGTACCTTGACTCTAGTGTTGTTAGTGCTTCTTGGAGTTTTCTATATGCCTCTACAAAACCGATAGTGCCCTCTTCATCAATGCTATCAAAAATAGGATCCACTACATTCTGATCAATCTCAATCCAAGTTTCATCAGTATCAACACCAAGTTCTCTCATCTTAGTTATAATCTTTTCAGACCTACGATGATACTCCTCGACTTGAGACTGCAATCCATTTCGGGCAAAATTTATAAAATATTGTACTTCCCAACTATCATATGGAAAATCATCTTTAATAATTGCATTATAAAGAATACAATTATCAAAATTGCTGGGAAGATTGTTAGTATCAATCATTTAAATAATCTTTTAATTTTATTTAACAAGAAATCAATTGCAGAAATGGTGCCGGTGGATAGTAATAAGATAGTGACAATTTTCCATATCAAAAAGACTTTAAGAGTTTGATTCATTTTTTTATCACTCTTTGCTCTGCCAACCCAACGGCATAATGGTAATCCAATCTTCATCATCAAATTACCGGCAGGATTTGATTTCTCGTATCCCTTAGCACCCATGCGGTGTGCCATTTCCTTCGCCCAAGGTCTGGCAAGACGATCCATATAGTAGCATACTAATTTTTGCTGAAGATAGATTCTCTTAGAATCATCTTTCTCCCAGAAGAATGTAATTTTTCTGAAAGTATCATGATTGCCTTCACCATTCATTAGATCAACAACGGTTCTAGCCCAGACTATGTAACCATCGTATGCAATAGGATCATTTCTCTTAAGCCAAACTGCAAACCGCTGATCGGCATCATTCATTTCCTTGTCCTTGAAATATCCAAGGGCAGCAAGATTCTTACAAATAATCTTACCTCTTCTTCTCCTACGCCGTCTTGGTGGCGGCGGCGGTGGAGGTGGTGGCGGCGGCGGTGGTGGTGGCGGCGGTGGTGGCGGAGGCGGTGGTGGTGGTGGTGGCGGCGGTGGCGGTGGTGGGGGTGCGATATTAGCACCAGCACTTCCACCAGATCCTCCTACATAACCTGATCCTCCTCCTCCCCCTCCTCCACCAGAGGCAATGCTATTTCCATTATCTCCTTGAGAGTTGTTGACATTAATATCTGAGACTACAGAAAAATCTCCTGCATTAGAACCAGAGTTTGAGGTTCCAGAGTTTTGAGCTCCTCCTCCCCCTCCTCCACCGCCTCCAGCAGCGAGAATATATGCATCAAAAGTGGCATCACGGACAAAAGAACCAGATCCTGCTCCGCCTCCATCGGCGTTTCCACTTCCTCCTGTTCCACCTTTAATAAAGTTGTAATTAGTTGAGTTACCTCCGGCAAGATTTGGTTTATCTGGATTCCCTCCTGCAGTTCCAATATAAAGTTCTAATTGTCTTCCTCCATCTGGGAGATTGAATGTGCCTCTTGCACCATACCCTCCTCCGCCACCAGATCCATTTAAATAATTACTCCCACTTGCACCTTTACCACCAGAAATTTCTATCTGAACATCGGTGGCATTGTCAGGGATATCTACTATCAGTCTGCCGGTGCCGCCGGTATTGGCCTCCCCATATTTGTTTGAACTAGTTATCAGTGTTGATGTTGTGATGGTATCACCATCAGATGCAGGAGACCCGTTCACACTCCACTGATATGTTACTGCTCCTTGAGTAACATCAGTTAGAGTTGGTGTAACTGTAAATGATGCATTAGCGCCAATAACCGCTGTCTGATCAGATGGTTGAACATTAATTGCCAGACCAGGGTTGGTAGATAGTGTTGCAGTAGATGTTATAATCGGTTCATTAAATGCATCACCAGCAGTTCCCTCCGTTACTCCAAGACCGACTGGATTGTATGTTGCTTCGAGGTAATATTGACTAGCATGAAAATCTGGACTCAGTGCAAAATCTATATTTAAAGTAGTGCTGTTTTGACCTGAATAAAAAGTAGATCCAGCACCAAGAGCACTAAAAGAAGTCTCAGATGATAATTTACGATACCACTGATATGCGATTGCACCATCACTTTCAGCATCAGTCACTTCAGCAGGGAATGTTGCAGTAGCAACTCCAACAAAAGTCCCACTATCTCCACTATCTAAAGTGATACTAGAGGGTTCCGAAGTAAAAGAAAGTTTTGGTCCATTTAAAAATAATCTAGTGGGAGTTTCATCCCACTGTTGGTTTATACTCATCCGAAGTTCTGACCTCCAACTACACCATATAATGTGCTACATCCATCAAAAGATTTGAATGAATAGATGTCTGATTTTCCTGCACCCACGGTTACTACAGGAAGAACGCCACCTGGCCAGTAAATCGGAATGAGATTACCGCCAGAGTTCTTAAATGTATCTATACCGACATTGCGACCGGTGCTTCCCTGAACAATTTTGATGGTAAACGTTGTTACCTCATCGGGTGTATTTAGTAGCGTAAACTGGGAAACATCTTCTGAGGTTGTCAGAGTGAAGTTTTGTGCACGACTCAAATCAATATTTACGTTATTAGAGGAACTAGAAACCGAATCAACTGCTTCATGGTAACTCTTAAGGCGAAGTCTTGACTCAATATCAACTGGTGATCTTGGAACGACTGTGCCAAAACCAACCTTACCTGATGATGTGGTAATCACAGTGCCGGAGGTTCCAACAATGAGATCTCCTGTGGTAACAATACCGGCGTTGATGTGACCAGTGCTGCTATTGTTCAGTCTGAAGTTATTAGCAGTAATAACACCAACCGTGATATCAGATGCAGCAATTCCTGCATGGAATATAGAATTACCCTCAACAAAGAGTGCAGTTCTTGCAAATCCAGGACCACCCAAGTGTAAGTTAAACCTTGGTATCGTGGTTCCAATTCCAACATTGGTTAATGCGCTATTGTAAATACCAGTTCCAAGACCAGATGCTACTTGCTCCCAACCAGTTGCTGATGCATTCAAGTTTAACAGACCATTACCATCACCAACAAAAGATGTGGCAGTTATAACACCAGCTCTAATGTTTCCAGTGAATTCAGTGTCACCAATAACGCGAAGTCTCTTACCATTAGCAGTGGTGCCGATACCAACACCATCATCACTAACATCAAACATGGAGGATCCAGAGACAACTCTAAGAGCAGAGTCACCAAAGGATGTTGTTCCAATGCCAACCTCATCAAACAGATACTGATCTGCGTCTTTAGAGAGACTTACATTACCAAATCTTCTCCACTCATTTGCTGTAGTGTAAACCCAACCAAGATACTTTCCTTCATCTGGGCTTTCAAAGTATACGATATCTCCAGGAGTTCCTGCAGTGACCGGGGTTGCGATACCAACGGTATGAAGACGAGAAACAGTTGAGTCTCCCTGAAGGTATACCATCGCTGCTTCAATACTCTTACTGAACGAAACTTTGTTGGTAAAGATTACCGGACCAGTGAATTCTGATGCAGATTTACCTTCTGCCCCACCATCAACACGAAGAGTGTTTGTAATGACACCATCAGTCGCATTAATAAGGTTGATTGATTTCTGTCCAGAAATATCCTCACCAGTCGTGGTTCTAACTGGACTATCAAAGACTTCTTCCTGTCCCGTGACACTACTCAGTTTCTTGTTACCAGAGAATGAAATACCTCTATCATTCATTCCAGTGAAGAAGTTAACACCACCAGATTCCTTAATAGACTGTGATAATAACTCTTCTTTGGAATTAATACTACGATCTTGTCTATCAGGTAGTGCAGTTGAATAGTTACCTGGACCAAATCCAACATACTCAAACGTATGACCAGATGCTCTGTTAATAGAGTGTCTTCTTAATTCAGCTGCGAATGGTTTGATTCTACGAATAACTGATCCAGTATCGTGTGCCACTGCCCTTGTTCCAAGAACAGCACGGAATACCTCAATTGGATTAGTCGCTGGGTTAGCAGGAGCAGTTTTAATTCTGACAATCTCATCATCAATTGCAAGATAATCACCAATCTTTAATCCAAGATTAGCAACTCCAGTTAGAGAAACATTATTTGTCACCGCATTTGCAATACCAGATGCAAGAGTCGTGGTGATTCCAGCATATTGTGGAACCATTCTACCATTAAGACTTTCATTCTCAATAGTTGGAATACCATCATTAGATTGAATACCACCACGCAATGCGAACATGGAAGAACCAGTTACGGCTGTGGAACTCGTAGCACCAGATCCAACTAAGATACTAAACTTAGTTAAACTAATGTTCTCCTGGATAACGAAGTTATCATTAAATACTGCAAAAGTAGAGATACCGGTTGAGATCTTAATTTTGTTATTGACTCTCAGACCATGATTACCAGATGTTGTTACCGTTGCAATGCCAGAGGTTGGGTCAAACGTAAATGCACTGATCTTTAGTTCTTCGCCTGTTAAGTATGCAGTAGCATTACTCAACCTGGAAGATCCGATACCTGCAGTTTGAACACCTGCTAGTGAGTCAGATTGTAGAACAAAACTCTTCGCTGCACCAACTTCTAAATTAGTCAGTCTATAGACTGTGTTATATGGTTGATTGGTCTCTGAAGTAACACCTGCAATTCTAACAATGTCACCTCTATTATCATAGATTGACGTGACCGTGACAACTGCTGGTACGTGAGAGTTTCCTGTGGTTGCAATACCAACAACATGCATTGTGTTACCAACACCATATGCACTACCACCATCCATGATTTGAATTGCAGTGATTCCACCACTGTCAGCAACATTAACTTTTGCCGTAGCGTGATTACCAGTAGTTGAACTACCAATAGAGACTAGTTTTGCATTATAATAAGTTGCATTCGCACCAGTGCCATAGTCATTTCCGCTACTTGCGATACTAACTCTGGTGACACGGTTGAATCCATGATCGATTTCAGTATGAATTGTATGAACTGTTCCATCAACTGATGTTACAATATCTGTAACGCCAACCCCAATATCAGTATTAGAGATAAATTTGTCAATTGTCTCTCTAGTAATACTCTTCTTAACATCATCAGTGATAACTGAACCAATAGTCTCGCTTTCAGCAAATGAGGTAGATGGTTCTGGGTCAGAGATAGGGGTATCTCTGTCTCTTTGAGGGAATAGGTTTACAATTGGTTGTGCAAAATTTCTATTGGTAAATGGTGCAGTTGCTGGTTTATTAGAAGAGTTAACTAAGGTGAAATAATAGATACCATCTTGCTGACCACCGATAAGTGGTTGAACTTCCTGTGAACTTTGAACAAGGAAATTAGTGCTATATTCTTGTCTGCTGAAGCTTGGCAGATCAGTTGTTCTTGTTATGGTATCACTTTGGAATTGACCTGGGTTGGTGCTAACTCCAATTGTAAATGCAAGAGCACTGCTAATACCAACAACATTGAATATACCATTGAAACCAGAGTTTCCAGCACCGAGAGTGTTACTAGCACTTTTAACATTATTAATTTTAACAAGTGATCCAACAGTCAGGTCGTGTGGAAGTTCTGCAACAATGTTAGCAGTGTTGTTTGACAACCACTTTGCATCTGCAATGAATCTGGTGTTTCTTAATTGGTTGACATGAGTAAGAGATCCCGTACCAAAGTAAGTTTGAATCTCAGCATCTGTGCTTCCAGTTGTGCTCGATGATTCTTGTAAGACAAATGCATCTTGTGGAGGTCTAGATACCGCTCCACCAATAGAAGAAGGAACTACATATCTTACTCTGTAAGTGGTGTCAACAGCATTTCTGGTGTCTGACTTTCTCTTAACAAATGTTCTTGGGGTTGCTTCACCTAATACCGCTACACCTAAACCAGTTACAACATCATTGTAAATTTGGTTCTCTGTGCTTGCCGATGCAACTTTAACAAACCATTGTCCTTGAGCGGTATCAAACTGAACAGGATGTCCAACATCACCAGAGTTTTTATCTGATACTCTACTTACAATCGATAATGTGCCGCCAAGATTATTAATAATCAGTTCTGATGCATTTTCAGCATCAGTTTTTGTCTTAGCAAGTTGAATATCAACGTTCGTGGTGATACCTGCAGCAGTATTTGAATCGGTGATTGCAAAATATACAGTGTTAGGATCTAATCCATCAGGCAATCTTCCGTTGTCACTGAAAACTCTAACTGATTCCGTGTTCTCAAAAGTGTGAGGGGTGGTCAGAGTAAAAGTATTGCTACTAATACTACTAATACCTGCTGCACTCTGTGCTACTAAGAACTTCTTCTCTGAACTTGATTCAGAGTTAGGCATCACAATACGTGATTTGAATTCAGTGGTTGTTCCGCCTGAAGGAACTAAAACATGAAGTTGATCGTTCGTTCTAGCACCAACTCGGAAACCTTCTAATACGTTTTCTGGTGGAGCATCTGGGTTTGTCTGTTGATAAAGATATAAATGTGCGGTTGATGCTACGCCAACAGTTTTTGCTACATCAATTGCATTGAATTCAATCGCACTTTCAGTGATTGGAACTTCTTTTGGTGGAATGATGTGAGTTATATATCCCTGGTCATCTTGGGTGAATGCCTCTGGTCTAAATCCTCTAGCAATCAGAGCATTTGATCCAAAGTTAGAGTTAGAGTTAGTGATGGACATGTCACCACCACTTTCAGATACAAAGTGTTCTGCATATCCAATGGCGAAGATAGAAACTGCCTGAATAACAGAATTATTCGTACACTTAATGTGGAAAGTAGAGAAAGTAGGTTTATATATTGACCTAGAATCTGTGCTCAGTGTCTCATTACCAGAAATAGTGCTATCTTCATAAATTCCAGTTGTTGAATTATATTTTACGAATGCACTATCATCTTTCTGAAGACTAATGCCAGTGAACTGTGCGACGACCATTGACTTGAATCCGGTCGCCTTTGTTCCATCTGCGTGCATACCGCACATACCAAAAACAGATCTCAGAGAGAGGTTAAAGATATATGGTGAAGCAGATGTAACGGTATCAGATTGAAGTGTGACTGATGAACCAGTTACCGCTGGTAATGCAGCTCCTGGAGGGTTTTGAACTTCGTATTTGAATTGTGTTGAACTTATTCTTTCTGCGACAACAAATTGTCCATCATAACCATCTGCAGTAATTCCTTCAATTCTAAACGGAGTATCAACGTCAAGTCCACTTACTGCAGTTTCTGTAGTTACAGTAATATCAGTGGTTGAAGTAACACCATCTCCCGCTTTAATACTTGTAATACCTACTTCTTGTCCAGTTGAACCAACGATTCTAAATTCATCAATTTTTGGTTCAATATCAATTGCACTGGATGGATAATCTGGTTCAATTTCTCTACCACTTGCAGTTCCATAAACCAGTCCAACCTTTTCATAATACATGTCAAGGTCGGTTCTGTTGGTGGCAGTGTAAGTTTGGAAAGCATCCTTAATACTTACATCATTAACACCATCAGCATACTCAAAACAAGTTAACTTATGATGAGAGAAATTAGGTACGAAAAGGTTATCTGTATAATCCTTGTAGCAAGTTCCGTTTGGATCTGCATCAAACATAGTGAACTGCCAGAAATAGCAAGCACCAGTGATTCTGAACAGTGCAGATCTTTCAATATTATCATTTGCTGGGTTTGGAACATATTTTGGTCTAACTTTTGTCTTTCTTAAATCAAGTCCAACAATAGAAGTACCACGAGGAACAATTACACCACCGTGAATACTATTAAGTTTGTATAGTTGGTTATCTGGGTTATTTAAATCATATACAGTCTCTAAATCCCAAGGTGGTAAATCACTAGTTGTTGAACCATCACGCTTTCTATAATTGTTTAGTCCATCTGGTATGAAACCAGGTCTATTATCAATTACGTGATCACCAGGGTATAATAAGATGGTTGTTTGACCAAATCTATCATTATTCAGACCACGCTGATACGAAAACCTTGACGCTTCAATTAGTGCACGTTGAATGGTTTTAAAAGGTCTGGTAAGTGAATTACCCCTGTTTTCAACGCTATCTGTAGAATCCAGGTCATTAGGACTTACATACAGAATATTACCACGCGCATTCTTAAGAAAATTCTCTAATCTAGAAAGACCCATCTTATCTAAACACTATAAGTTCTGTTATGGATTATTTAGCATTAAAAGAACGAGGACCTATTCAAATTTATCAGATAAGATATATTCTACAGTATTTGCAACATCGTCCATCGCATCGCGGAGAAATGGTTGCTGACCGGAGTGTTGTTCTGTCTTAGTAACACCATTTTTCCATTCTTCAACAAGAGTCCAACGCCACTGACTCATGCCTTTTGAATACCATAAATTTATTTTCATAAAATCTCCTAAAAAACCAAATAACAGATCTGTTATTTGGCATCAGTCTACAGGTAATAATTCTGGGTTTTCTAATTCTAACTCAAAAAGCATTGGGTGACAAGCTTCAGCAATCAAATATGTAGAATATCTATACATATCTTCCGGTTCAAAAGTTCTACCTGCATTTGCTGCTTCTACTACCTCTGTAGTGTGAAGTGCAGTATGAGGCAACTCATCAAAAGTAAAAGGAATATCGTTTATGAAATACATTAGAACAATAGTCTTTTTTTGACTATACCAACAGTATGCTGTTTCTATTCGATATTTCATACTATTCTTTTTTCGTTTATTTAGTGCGAGTAGGGAGACTTGAACTCCCACGAGATTAATTCTCAACAGATTTTAAGTCTGGTGCGTCTACCGATTCCGCCATACTCGCTTAGTGCTTCCTGTGAGGATCGAACTCACCTTAGGCAAATTATGAGTTTGCTGCATTCACCAGATTGCTAAGGAAGCAGAAAAAAAGTAAAGGGGTCAAAATTTTGCCGGAATTTTTTTCCCCCGTTTTTTGGAATTAAAGATCAATTTTGCTCACACAGGGTCAGCATACGCTAGGATATCATCACCACATTTATCACGCACCAGTTCAAGCACCGACATGAACTGGTCTACAGTCTCGCAATCAACTATACGCTCATCACCATTCTCAGAGTACAAATAAAACTTACGTGCCACAGGGTCAACAACGCAGCGGGAAAGAAAGTCGTCTTGCATTAGGTTTATTTGATTACCTGCTCATTATAGGACCAGAAGGGTCAGGTGTCAACCTCTTGCATCATAGTCATACCCAGAGATAGAGAACTGTCTTGATCCACCTGGATATTCTGCTGGAGTTTCTCCCTGATATTCAACAATTAATGGTTCTCCATCAATCCTAGAAGCATGAACCGTATAATAACAATCAATCGCTGATGCATTTCCAGATTTAATGTAAATCGTTTTCCCCCATTCAATTTTATCCACAATCAGATCTTGAGATGATCCAATCTGAGTAAGAGAAACTGTAATTGTATTTGGATCAATCAATCCATGCCAATAATCAGGTAATATAATTCTATTATCACCTCCTTCCAAGCGTCCACGAACATAAATTCCTGCTTCTGGACCTTCTAAACAAATGTGACGAAGACGCTGACCTTTTTTGTTAGGGTGCTTGATGTCAAAACCTTTCCAAGCTTGCTGATTGATTGTCCCTTGAAAAGTTGTTGCGGTACAAGTTTGATTCACCTGCAGGTTATCAATCTGTGCATTACCATGAACTAATCTACCACATGCATCACCGGGGTAACTAGTATCACCTGTTGTTGAGTATGAAATAAATTTCAGATCAGTTCTTTTTGTGCCCGTAGTAGATCCACCACAATCTTTAGTATCTGCAAGTGTACTTGGTGGTACAAATTCTTCTGCCATTACTTAGTCTCCTTGGTGTCATAGTGGTATCCCGAGATAGAATACTCCTCATTATTTCCTGGGTAATCCGCAGGTGATTCTCCCTCATATTCAGGGATAAGTCTCTCACCATCTGCACGAGTAGCAAATACATGAAAGAAGCAATTGATAGGTAGTCCACCATTTGCTTGTAGGTGAATAACATTCTCACCAATTCTTTTTACAATCACATTTTGATGTGCACCAATAGGTGTCAAGTTAACTGTAATTGTGGTTGGATCAACAAGTTCTTCCCAATACTTAGGTAGATAGATCTTGTCTTTGTTTGAAATCCTACCTCTAAAGTATACATCATTTGATGGACCTTCGGGGCAGGTATGACGTAATCTCCATCCCTCTTTGGTTGGGTGTGGAATATCAAAGTTCTTTTTAGCAGACAGAATATGTGCACCACAGCGTGATTTTACTTCACCCTGAGCGGTGATGTTTCCTCTTGCTAAAATATCAGATGAAACAAAAAGGTTTGCTTTGATTGCCGTGTTTCCTTTCACATACAATGACAAATTACTTGCAGTAGATCCACAAATTGATCCTGTTAAGGTACTAGATGGTCCAGCGTCTACTCTAGGACCAATCATTACTGTGGCAGGTGGTGGAAATGGGAATCCAGTGCTGCCCACATTCAATGGACCCTGAATATAAGAGGATCCAATGATTTTTTGCGGTCCAATACCCAGTGCTGTTGGTATAACATTCTCTGGGCAAACTAATAGTTGCCCATCATAGATATGTCCTTCATCAAACTGAAATGCCATGATACTCCTACTTTATTTGTCCTGGTTTTTTCTTTGGATTGGTCGCACAAGATACACCATTAATTATAGGGGATATAAGTTGTGTTCCTAACTTACCATTAATAGTCAAAACTCCTGTGGTAAGAAGTTTAAGTGACTGCTTTGCATCAAGGGTGATATTTTTTGAGTCAAGTTTAATTGATTGATTTCCCTCAACCCAGACTACACCCTCTGGATCTTGTCCAGTAGCAACAATCTCTACATCGGTGCCTTCGATGCGAACTTTTCCATCTCTAGCTCTTAATATTATATCACCATTTTCTGCATTTATAAAGACAGCGTTTTGACCTTTACTTAGATCCTCACCTGAGTTTATTTGAGTTGCTCCAGGAGCGTTCATGGTGGTCCAACCCTCACGGACACCATCCTCTGTCATATCAAAGAAGTGTCTGCCATCAAGTCCCTTGAGTTCAACACTAGACGTGACAGATTTATCCTTGCTGATACCTCCAAAGGAGATAGCACCATTCATCGCACCAATAACTTGTGTCCAAAAATTTCTCTTTTCTGCCATGACTTAAAGGATTGTCCTAATATTTATTAGTAACCACCATATGATGGAGGTGGTGGAGGTGCTGCCGGTGGTGGCGGTGGAGGTGCTGCTGGAGGGGGTGGAGGTGGCGCAGCAGGTGTTGAACGTGCTGGAGGAGGTGGAGCAGCAGGAGTCGGCGCTGGCGTTGGTGTAGAAGCAGGTGCTGCTGTGGTATCAACCGTGGGAGTTGATGCAATATCAGTTGTAGTTTGAGGGACAAACGTAGCAACTACATCTGTGCCTGGGGTTATCGTTACTTCTGCTCCAATGCTTTCTGCTCTAGTGCTGTAAACTCTTACACCAGTGTTTCTCATTCCTGCATACTTGACTCCATTCTCAAAGAATATATTTCCATAGTAAGGGTCTCCTCCAACATACCCATTGATTTGCAAACCAACCAGGTCAAATACCTGAACAACTTGTCCTGGATCAACCTCCTCTGCAACCAGTGGGTCTCTAACAACATCAAATACAGGAATAAAATCTGCATTCACCCCAGTTTCACTGTCCATAAAAATTGTTGGAAGACTTGTAAAATTACCTCCATCATTAACTTTTACAGATTTAATCTTACCAAATGGATCGCAATTGTATGATAATGAAGTTCCATTATTAGGAACGACCACCAATTGATCTACTCCACAATTATAATTGATACCCGGATTTTTAACAATGACATCCGATAGTTTTATCAGTGCTGGATACTGAGGAACTGTCTGTCCGGGAGGAAGGTATCCTGTTCCACTGTCACGCACTATCACTCGAAGCACCCTACCAGTGTTCTTTCCATTTTTGTATACTAATTCAGTTTCTAATACTGCTCCATTGCCGTTGTTGCATGGATCAATCACCTGAACTTTGGGTGGTGTTTTATATCCATACCCTCTATCAATAAGATCAGCAGCAATGAGATTACCCTGCACATCAACGATTGGATTTGCTTTTGCTCCTATTCCTTCACCACCGTAAAAATTAAGTGTTGGTGGTCCACATCGTTTTGGAGAGACATCACAAGGATCACTCCTCTTCAAATTATTAATTGTAAGATCATTTACTTCAGCAATTGAAAGATATCGTACTTCATTATCACCATCAATGAATATGAATGTTGTTTTTGGAGCCAGTTTTTCATAACTATTTGCCTCCTCGATAGTAAGTCCTTTGACATATCCTCCAGTTTGACTGATATATCCAACTTTAATATTATCTTTTGATGGTGGTTGTATTGGCATTATGTGCTTCCTCTCGATGTAATCGTTCCGATGGTATTTCCTTGCTCATCAATAATTCTACCCTCTCTCACTGCTTGTCTTTCAGCATCAGTAATAGGTTTATCTAATTCATCTCCGATTACGTCGGTCTCTGGTATTGATGTTGGTTTTTCTGCTTGTGCCGCTGCATTATCAGCGACTTGATTTGGATTTGGTTTTTCAACACCAGGTTTGCCGCTACCACCCTCTTGTAAGGTGTATGTGTCATTTGGAGAACACATTGGTTTTGGATCACAATCAAAGAATTGAGTGATCGATGAAATAAATCCAAGTGATGCTGCGATGTCTAGGTTTATACCACCTAAAGCACCAAGTCCTCCAGCAAGACCAGCGATTGCTCCACCACCAGTAATTGCTCCAAGTATTGCAGGGTTTGCTCCGGCAAGAGGTCCTATAATTCCAACGAGAGAGTTTAGATCACCAGATTCAATGGCAGAGAATGCCTGTCCAAAAGATGCCACATCAGGACCAAAGAGTGATGTAATACCAGTAACAACATCTCCACCTTGAAGAATATCAGCGGCAGTAGCGACTATCTCAGGATCAACTCCTGCAAGTCCTCCAAGAGCTGTTAATCCACTAACTAAATCACCAGTTTGTAGTGCAGATGTTACACCGCCAATTAATATGGGACTAACATCTAATTGTTGTGCTAAGGCATTTGATAAACCTGCAACCAGACCACCAGATGCAAGTGCAGCAGCGACAGCAGGGATTGATATACCACTGTTAGATGTAGATTTACTTGGTGAAGACCCTGCTGCTTGTTTTCCTGCGGCAGATGTTGTCGAAACTCTAGTAATCATTGGTCCTATCGCAGTTTCAACCGATGCCATGATTGTTCCCAAGGTTGAACCTAAAACTTCACCAACTAACTCTTCAGTGGAACAAATAGGATTTGGTGTGTAGTATCCCTCAGGTGGTAGTGGTGGAACACTATACGCAGGATCAAATTCAGATACAGTTCCAACTTGAGGTTCTGTAGAATTTTGAGGCGATTGTGCTGATGATGGTCCAACTGATCGTGAGGAGTTAGACTTTCTGTTCATAATATTTTGAAGTGCTCCCAAGATTGTTCCTAACAACTCACCGACGATACCATTGAAAGCACATACCAATCCTTCAAAACCCTTTACCAAATCATCTAAAAGTTGAATACGAATTGATGGTGGTGAAATTTTTAAGAGAGGTTGTGCAATATCATTAATTTGTTCTGTTACAAAGTTTTGAACTTTGCCAAAAATTTTCTTCATGTGCTTTGAGATTTCTCCCGCTGCTTCACTCAGAATTTCATTTATGTCTTTGAACGCATTTTTGATTGGTAGAGAAACAGCACTTGTATACTGCTGCAGTGCTTTCTGTGCATCCTGTATTTTTTCAGTCATATTTTCAATGACTGTTTGGATAGCAGTCATCTCTGAACTCTGCTCTGGGTCAGGACATGCCAGAGCGTGCTTTCTCTTCAGAATTTTTTCTTTCTTGTTATCTTCTGCTGTCTCTTGGTGAACAGAATCGGAAGCCTCTTTTGTGGGTAGTGTGCCAGATGAGGGTTCCTCAGATGCTAACTCAGTATCAGCAACTTTCTTTGTAGTGTCTTTATCTACTCCTTTTGAATGATGACTCTGTGGAGTAAAGTTTTGTCCATTTGCAGTTGTCTTAGTTTCCTGCTCTTTCTTCCACTTTTTTCTTGCCTTAATGAAAGCATTAGCACCAGATCTTCCCATAGGGAAATCACTTCTCTTTGGTTCTGGTGTTGCACTTTGAACAGAAGCTGCAGCACTTGTAGCAACAGAACTTGTTGCAGTAGATGATCCTGGTGTTGATGCACTTGGTGTTGGTGCACTTGGTGCTAAGGCAGTCTTGGTTTTTAATTTTGTAGATGCATTGTTTCCCAATACACCCATAATGACAGGAACCTGCTGATCCTGACCATCAAGGAAGAACCCAAAGACGAAGTTACCCTGTTTAAGTGCAGGAGTTTGGAATGATCCACCTTGACCACCACCAGCGGTGATCGGATACATTACCTGTGCCCAAGGTAATTGCTGAGACTTAATTGATGCCTCACCCTGATCATGCAGACCAATGATTCTTACCTTATATCTGTACCCCCAACCGGGGGTATCATTTTTACTCTTTATCTTTCCGGCACTTATGTTTTCTCTCCAAGTAGAATCGTCAGCAATTTGGCCAACCCACCAAAGAAAATTGCCGCCAAGAAATCCTGGATTAAATAGTGCTCCTCCTTCCATCAGTCGTCATATACCAGACATTCTGGTTCGGATGGGTTTTGGTCGCAGAATAATTCTAAGTAAGACGGATCGTGATGATCTCCTTCTTCAATTTCTTTTTTATGATGCTCTGCATATTCTTCCAAATCATGCAATTCGCCTTCAATGTGACGACGCATTTGTGGATTAGTTGTAGGATCTTGAAGGATCTCTTTGTCCTTCTTAATGTGTTGCTGAATAGATTTATTACTCATAATGGAATATTAGTAGTGTGGTTTCCTTTTCTTCCGAAAGAGTCTCTAACAAGATTCAATTTCGTATAAGTTTCTTTTGTTGATACGTAATGACATAAGTCAGCTATAATATATAGACCCCCATTCTCCTTGTCAATCTGATCTCCCTTTTCGGCGTTTCTGCCTGGAGTGTCTACAAAAACAACATCTCCTGCATGTAAACTAAAATCACCAGCGATTGTTATTGTTTGTGATCCGGCGAACATTTGATTGTATCTACGGATCGCTTGATTTAGAACTTGAGGCGTCTCAAAGTTGCTATCTGACGATGCATCAATTTGTTGATCGGTTGTCCCAGATGGCATGGTCCCTGTATCTATCAACATATAAGTTGTTCTTGTGAAATCTGTTTCAAATTTTTTGTTTAACGTTGGTAGATCTTTACCCCCAAGTGAGGTGCCATCTTTTGTTTCCTCCGCACTCTGTTTAATAACTTTGTAGTGACAGTTGAAAGGATCAAAGGTAACTAATCGAGTGCTGTATGCTCCCATCTGAAATTTTGACTGAGCATCAATTGCATTGTCTGACTCTTGTGAAAGGACTTTACCATTATAACCCGATGGGACTTGATCGCCACTATCAGGTGTTTCATTGAAGATAAAAGACTTCTTCTTTTCCTGGGCAAACAGACCATCAATGGATTTAAACTTGAATCCTTCAGATGTTTCATAGAAAAAGAATCCAGCACTTGATCCTTTCTTACCTGCATCCTTTGGTATAGAAGTTTTAGACAACCAATTCAAAGCATAGTAAGGTTTTCTATTGTTGCCAATAAAATTATAATTGTTTCTTGTCTCCTCAATATCAAGTTTCTTTTTTGTTTTTAAAAATGATTTTAATATCTTAGTGATGTGGTCTGATATCTTACCATCAAACCTAACATTAAGTCTAGAGTCTCCCTCTTCATTTCTCATAAACTCTTCCGACACCATGTTTAGTTTGATGGATGACTTTCTGGTATCTTCACTAAGTGGTGTTACTTTATTGACATATAATGTGAGTTTAATTTTATTCTGCTGGTTATCCTCCATTGCAAAATTTACTTGTTCGGTTCCAACCAAAGGTAATCCTTCTACAGCAGACTTGCCATCAATGGCACCACCAGTATCTACAAAGATTACTTCTGCTTTCACTGCGTCTTGTAGAATACTTTCATAATACATGAACCTAAAAAATCTAGGACCAGGAGTTTCTGTTCCACCTAACAAACTAATTTTTTTATTCTCATCTTTATTAGATATTATTTCTAACTTTGTTATAGAAGAAGTCTCTGCTCCCTTTGATGTTCCCTTAGTTGTCATATCTTATGCTCCCTTATAAAGAATATCTTTCGGACTGCTAGTTGCTCCGGCAGAGGGCACTGGTAGGTAAGATACACTACCCTCTCCTTGATTATACATCTGTTGAGATCCATTACCTGGTTGAGACATCACTACTGTTTGTTGACTAAGAGCATCATACGGAGCATAATCGCGAATTGCTTTTAAGATACCTTCATAACTATTTGCTTCGTTGATTGCAAGCAACATCTGCTTAGCAGGTCCAGCACTATCTGGGTCAATAACTATCTCTCCTTTATGTAGGAGCGCATAGAGATCTTTTGGAACCACACCACCTCTCTTATATGCAATATGAACGTGGTCTGCATGTCCTCTGGGATCGTTAGATTCATGGACAAACTCAGCACGTTTAGGATTATTATTCTTTTTCTCCCACTCTTGGATAGCCGCAATGATCTTTGTCTGATCATCTACACCTGCTCCTATCTTTCTCTTAAACAGATTTGGACCATATCCTCCAATGTCGATTGCTCTTCCACCTTGAGATTCATAATGCAGAGAGTTGGCTCTGTGACCAGACTCTCTAGGCCAAGGTGGGTGCTCTGGGTGTTGGTGCACACCTGATCCAAAACCACCAACTCCTTTTGCATCTAGGAATCTACCAAGTTCTCCTGCAAGTTTAGATCCTTCACTTTGATTTCTAATATCTGCACCAGAACTACTTGTATCAGTGTTCGCAGTAATGGAACTAGTGGAAGAATCTCCAGATCTCATTGATGCGGACTGCACATTTCTGTATTGACTCAGTAATCGTTTTAACTTGCCTGCATATCTTGGGTCAGTTGCATATCCTTCTCTTCTTAGCAGTTCCGCTGCTTCATCAGCACTACCAGCACGGTTGATACCACTATATCCTCTATAATCTTTATACCATTGTGTCACCAAATGATTGACAGCATCTTGTGGTGTGGCAAAGTTTTTAAATTTACCTGCAGTGTTGATTGTAACTCCACCATAAACTTCTTGTGTTGCTGAAGTTGTTCCTGCCTCACTTGCTGTTGCTTTAATACCAAAGAAGTTGTTTGGTGCAGACAGTGCTGTGCCCCAGTTCGATTCTAGCGCAAACTGTGCTGCCACAAGTTCTGGGTATTTTGCTCCTGCCTTCTTCGCCATTGCAATTATTGCTGCCCACTTCTCTTCTTTTGTCCCTTTGAGATTACCGGAAACTTTACTACCAGCAACAGGAGTTACTGAACTACCAGATACTCCTGGTCTTTGATCTTGTGTTTCATCTCCCGCTATAGGTTTCTTTCCAGAGAAGAATGCATCATACAACAATGCACCACCGTAGTCACCAGCAACTGATCCTAAAAATCCACCAATTGCTGTTCCTACAATAGGAACAACAGATCCAGCAATTGCACCGAGAGCACCAAAGATTGCAGATCCAACTGCTCTTAGTGCCGCTTTACCTATGGGTTCTTTGAAAACAAAGTAACTGATTAAGAAATTAATTAAAGGACCAATGATTGGAATCTTTTTGAAGATAGGAGATGCTAATTTGAGACCTTTGAGAACTACTCTCGCTGCTCCTTTACCAACAAGTTTTGATATCCCTTTTACTGCTGCCGCTGCTACTGGTCTTGCAACTTTTTTGATAAGTGCTTTCTGTGCGTTTGCAGCTGCCTCACCAAAACCAGCGAATGCCATCCCTGTGATAAGAGTGTAGTTGGCAACCTTTTTAAATGAAGCAGCGAAGTCCTCTAATTGCTTTACTCCTTCATCTCCAAATAAATCACCGACGTTTTTCTTAAGACCATCATACATGCCATATCCAAAGTCAAGGAAGGTGACAAGACCATCAAAAATTTTACCACCAAAATCAATAATAAAATCACCTGCTGCAGCAGCACCATCTAAGAAAGATCCAATCTTTGGATCATTAGCAGAGTCAACCAGTCTGGTTACAAAAAATCCTAATATTATTTTTCCAATAAAGTTCTTAACCTTATCTAAAAAACTAACCCCAGGAGTTTTAGTTGACTTTTTCTTTGCTTCTTTTTGAGTTGGTTGTTTCTCTAAATTAGTTTCCTTTGCACCTCTCTGTTCTCTCTCTTTAAGTTTTGCTTTTACAGATTGACTTTTTTTCTCTCTGTCTACTCTATCTTTGAACAGGGTATCAAGGGTTATAACTTTCTTTTTAGTATTTAAAAAACCACTAGCAAGAGGTGATGACATACCACCCGTGGTTGGTTTAGAAACTTTTGCGAGGGAACCTCCCTTGGATACTGGTGGTAATAATTTTGCCATATTATCCTATACCCAGTGTCTGCATTTTATTACCAGACCCACTAGTGGATGCACTGAAAGATGGTATTTGAGATTCAGTTGGTGCTACCTGTGCACTCTGTCCATTAGCACCACCAGACCCTAACGGTAAGAATTCAACCTGTGGTTTTGGTTTTGTTGGTGGTCCAATCGGTGTCCTTTGAATTTGATCCTGAGATACACTCATGTTTTTCTTAGATCTCTGCTGACCAGGACTCATCATAACTCTATTATCTTGGTAGAGATCACCCTCATCAAACAAGATATTTTGAGGATCAATTTCTTTTTTCTTAAAGGCACCAAACATACCACCAAGAACAGCACCTATACTTCCAACTTTTGATTGTTCAGTTAAAGCATTGATGCCACCACCACCGCCACTCAGTCCAAGAATAGGATCCATTGCTAAAATTGGACCCATCATATTTGGCATCTTCGGTGCTTTAACCGTGTGTGTTAATTTTTTCTGTTCTTTAGATCTTTTTTGAAGTTGTGACTTGTTGACATTATTCACTGTACTATAAGGCATCATTCCACCACCCTTAGCATAGGTTGTGAAGGACTGATTAATTACAGGTACGTTTGTTCCTCCACCCACAGAGTTCATGGACTCAAGTGCTGATGTTCCATATCTTTGAACTGCACCTCTGCTCATCACAAACTCACCTGGAGACAGCATCGCAGGAACAGTGTCACTGTTTGGACCGCCACCACCAACGAATCCACCTTTATTGAAACCGCCACCCATGCCACGTTGAAGAATTGATTCTTGCATCAACTGCGATGCACCAGGCGTCTGACCTTCCTCTCTTGTCTCCGTTGGTGTTACAACAGAATCATCGTCTTCGGCATCTAACTCTGATCTTCTCTTTTCATTCTGCTGTGAAGCCACGAATGCGCCACCAGCAGCAAGTGCACCTAGACCCAGTGCTGCACCCAAAGGAGTCATAAAGAACTTTGCAAATCTTGGAATTAATTTAACAAGTCCTACTGTTAGTTTGACAACAGTTCCTATCAGACCTCTGACAATGCCACCAAAACTAGTCCCAAATAAAAGAACCGCAGCAGTAAGAGCAGGCCAGAAGTCCTCAATAAATCTGAATATTGTTTTTATTTTACCTTGATTTTCATCATCAGCAAACCAATCAATGATCTTCATTAAGACATTGCCGAGTATTATTTTTTTAATAAAATCAAATACCCTATCAAAAATACCCTTAACTGGTTTTAATATCTTCTCTGCAGATTTCTTTAATACAGTAAATCCTTTTTCTAATTTATTCTCTGCCTTACTTCTCTTATCTCTTTCTGCGGATACTCTTTCTTTCTCTAATGATTTCCCTTCTAACTTTTGCTCCTCTCTAATCGTAGCGATGAGGTCATCAAGTTTCTGGTTAATCTCCTCTACAATTTTCTCAGTGCTTTCACCCACAGGTGATTGTATAAACTTCTGCATTGCACCACCAGGTGCCTTTACAATAGCACCCGAACGAGGTAATCCTCTACTACCAGTTGGTGCTACCGTTGCAGATTTTTTCTTTGCTAATACTTTATTGATGAACTTCTCAAACCCTATCTTATCGTTTCTCTTTTTAAATCCTTCCTTTCTTTCTTCTGGTGTAAGTTGCTCTCCACCAATGGATCCTTGTGCAGCAAGTTCCTCTTTATATTTCTCGTATCTATCCTCACCAAGAAATTTTGCAGGGACGATCTTTCCACCCTTACCTTCTTCTCTTATGGATTTAAGGAGATCATCAAGATCCATGTGACTGCTGCTGTTTTAGTTTTTCTTCTTCAAGGTGGTATTGCAATAACCCGACATAGATATCTCGTTCCCAAGGCATCATATTTTCAATCTCGGTCAAAGAGTATTTATGATACTGCATCAAGGCAAAGTTGAGTTTGAAATAACTAATGAGATCCATGTGGATCATTGCTACGCGAAAAAAGACGCTAATCCCTCTAAGACTACCTCACTTTCGACCTTAGTATTTGGATTCGTTACCTTGACTGTATGAGAAAGTTTTGGCATAGTTTCAAAGAACTTTTCTATGTCTTTGAACTGTGAGGAGTTCATTGATTCAAGGAACTCATTTACCTCTTTCTTAGTGCAATCTGCAGCGACCCAAACATCATCCTCAGTATAGATTTTATCAATACAAGATGCGATCAATTCAAATGATTGATCCATGGCACTGTTATCAGCAAAATCAAAATTGTTTTTAATGAACTGATCAAGTGATGGATACTTCATTTCCATCATAATTTTTTTATCAATCTTAATCTGATTGATATGCTCTTTACTTTTAATTACTTCAATATCATCAAGGTTAATCTTCACAGAGACTTGTGTCTCCTCATCATCAGGGCACATAATGTTTACATCAATTTCTTCACCAACTGACTTACCCCTGATATTAAGGAACAAGTATTCAATATCAAAAGTAGGAAGTTGCTCTACCTTGACACCTCTTGTTGTGATACAGTTTTTGATGACTGTTTTAATTGCATTAGTGATTTGTTTTGTATCCTCACTTTCTAATGCAATCACCAAAACCTTTTCTTCTTTTACAAGGAAGGGTCTATAAGTAATCGTTTGTCCTGTGGATGGCAACTCAAGTTCATATGTGGGAGTCGCAATTTTTGGTAAAGGCATAATATCTTATAAAGATTTCAGTATGATTATTTATGGGGTAATCAGAAAACTCTTGATTCCGATGCGAATTGCCCACCAAGGGAAATAGGTGCTGCTGTGACACCTCTTGCCCGTGCTTCGGCACTAATAGCATTACTAGTTGCATTAAATTGTGCTGCTGCTGCATTAATAGCTTGACCGTTACCAGTCAGTATCTGTGGAGGGAAAGATGTATCTGTTGCTCTGCTAGAATCACTTTGACCACCAGGAATGGACCCAGCAGTCACAGGTGGATTAGAACCATCAACGACATATCTGACGTATGACATTGAGACAATGCACTTCAAAAGATTAGACTGATCATATGATACAGGCATTGATGCTATAGAAAGAGGAAATGCTCTGATAAAAGTATATGTTAGTTGTCCTGCTGATTTTGGTTGTTGTCCAAGAAAACTTAGAAAATTATTACCAGATGTGCCGAAAGAACTTTTTTCAAACTTAGTAATTCTCATTCCACTATCAGACATGTACGTATCTGGGTATTCAAATCTATAGAAATAATCTTTATCTAGTGCTCCTGGTCTTCCTTCTACCCTCGCCGTGCTTTGTTGAGTAATATAATTTATCCACGTCTCAAAGAATCTAATTGGCATATAGTTTTCTGCATTGACATAGAATGTCAAGTCAATTCTATCATCATATATCTTCCTATGTGCGTGCTTCTCTGTCACACCAGTGCGATCATTATTTAATTCTAATGTTGCAAGTCTAGATCCAGGCAACACAGTTTCGCAACACATCAAATTTAATCTGTCCTGGTCGATTGGCACACCAGCACTATTGAAGTAAGCAAGGTTCAGAGGACCAGTGCTCGGCAAAGGAATCTGTACATAGTATAGAGAGGTGAGTGCAGGACTCAACAACTTGCTTTTAATTTGTCTAATACCTAGTGGTTGAGGCATTTATAAATACTTTTTGACCTTATATATTATGTATAAGAGAAATGGGAGAAAGTATCAAAAGCAGATATAAACCATCATATCCTGAGAAGTATCAAGGCAATCCAAACAATATCATTTGTAGAAGTAGTTGGGAGAGACGTTTTTGTAAATGGTGTGACTTAAATAAAAGTATTGTATCATGGGCATCTGAAGAGTTCAGTATCCCCTATGTGTCACCAGTTGATAATCGTGTCCATAGATATTACCCAGATTACTTGATTAAAGTCAAGGAGTCAACTGGTAAGGTTAAGACATATGTAATTGAGGTCAAACCAAAGAAGCAAACTGCACCACCAAAGAAACGAAAGAGGCAAACCAAATCATACATCTATGAGTGTCAGATGTATGCAGTCAATCAAGCAAAGTGGAAAGCAGCAAAAGAGTTCTGTGCTGATAATCGTGTTGAGTTCAAAATCATAACCGAGAATGAACTAGGAATTAAATGAACCGTTTAGAAGGAAATCAAATTAATAATGCGACTAATGACCAAGAGGAAATGATGGAAGAAATCATGGAAACTCTAAAGGATACGGTCACTCCTATTCCAGATGTTGGTATGTATTGTACCTTTGTATATAATGCAAAAACTCCAGGAATTACATATGATCAGCATCCTTTAGTTGCAGTCACTGATATTTTTCCATGGGGATTTCGTGCCATTAATTACCACTGGGGAGAGTCTAGGGCATATACTTGGGCAGAACTTGTCGGACAAGTTTACATTGTGCAACGAAATGAACTAGATGATCTACTTGCAATACCATATGCAAAGTTCATAACTAAATAAATAAAAACCATCTCTAATGCCAGAGTTTAAAGCAGGGACAAGAGAAGAAGTAGAGTCAGGTGCTGCTCAGTATACTAACACTGAAACCTTCATCAATGAGGGGAGTCCTGCGCCTATTGTTCCTAATAAAACTTCTAGTATGATAGGTCAAGTAAGAAGAGGAAGTAGAGTTGTTAAATCAGGGACTCGTATCTATCATAGGTCTGTTGTATATCCAGTAAAAAATAGTAGCGGAGCAGTAACTGGGTCTAAGAGAGTTCTCTATATTGAAAAGAACGGAACATATCAACCTGCTGCAGTCTCTACTGATGGTGGAGCATCATATTCATTTTCAGACCCTCAGTTTCCCACCATGGAAGGTGTTGCTGGCGCTGGTTTACAAAAAGATCTTAACATACCGGGATCTGCCATTAAGAAAGACGTTGATAAGACAGTAGCAGATAGAGTAAGAGGTGATGAATCTATTCTGCCTGCGGATAGGACAACCCTAATTGAAAGTGAAAAAAATACGGAGACCAAAGATCCAGTTCCCCCACCAACCGGTCCCACTCCAACAGATGGAAATAGAAATACAGAACCAGGACCACAACCTCCACAATTTGGCACAAGTAAAAGTATATCTGAGAATGCAGGGACAAGAGATAAATTTCCAGGTATTGGAGGATCTGGTGCATTAACATATCCATTGAATTTAAGAGATTCAAAACAAGATAAAATGCAATTTAATATGATTAGATACGTGGCACCTGGTCTCGATAATTCTAATTTTGGATCTCCACCAAGACAGCAGCAGTTTAGGGAAGGAGAGAATGGAAATATAATCGGAAGAGTTTTCTTACCAATACCTAATGGTATTACTGATACAACAGGTGCTTCCTGGGGTGAAGGCACTATAACTCCCGTTCAAGCTGCCTTAGCGCAGATAGCAATGCAAGGAATTGGTGAGGGTTTTACAGGTGCTGCTGCAGCAGCTAAAGACGCTCTGGCAAAAGTAGCTGAAAGTGCTCCTGATGTAAAAACTGCATTACAAACAACAATCGCTGGAGATGCAGCAGGAGTTCAGGGTCTTTTAACGAGAACAACTGGTGCAATTCTTAATCCAAACCTCGAACTGTTATTCCAAAAACCAACACTAAGACCATTTGATTTTACATTTAAAATGTCTGCAAGAAGTGTCAAAGAAGCAGATGAAATTATTAGAATTATTAGATTCTTTAAGCAAGGTATGGCACCAATTAGATCAGCATCTAATTTGTTTATTAAATCACCACATACTTTTAAAATTAGATACATCCATGATGGTGGAGACCATCCATTCTTAAATAGATTCAAAGAATGTGCATTAAAGAATATGACTGTCAATTATACACCGGAAGGAAACTATGCAACTTTCCGTGATGGCAAGATGATTTCATATCAAATTACCATGAGTTTCCAAGAACTTGAACCAGTATTCAATGATGATTATGGTAATTCACAAAATACACCTGACACAGAATTAGGTTTCTAAAATGGCAAATCCTTACTTCCGCAATCTACCTGACTTTGAATATGTCAATACTACTTCTGATGGAAGGAGTATATCTGATTATGTTACGGTCAAAAATTTATTTAAAAAAGGAAAGTTAAGAGAGGACCTCACCACCGAATCAACTTTCTTTGAAAAGTATACGGTCACAGGTAATGATCGCCCAGACAATGTTGCCTTTGAGGTTTATGGAGACTCCACATTAGATTGGGTTGTATTACTCTCTAACAACATTATCAATGTTTATGAAGAGTGGCCCTTAGACCAAGAGGCTTTTGATGCATACACTGAAGAAAAATACCTTGATGTTTTTGCAGGGACAGCTGCTAATACTTTATTCAATGGAGTTCATCATTATGAATCAGTAGAAGTGAGAGATAGTAATGGAACAATTATTTTTCCTGCAGGATTACAAGTTGATAACAATCAAGGTGTAACTTTCTATGATGATAGATTACAAAAAGAAATTACTATTTCTAATGTAGCAACACCCATCACCAACTATACTTACGAAGAGAGATTAAATAATAGAAAGAGAATAATCAATATTCTTAAACCAAAATACCTTAACATCGTCTTCGATGACTTAGAAGAAATGATGCAATATAAAGAGGGTTCCACCCAGTATGTGAGTGAAACCCTTAAGCGTGGTGATAATATCAGACTGTATCAATAATATTATTTAAATATTAGAGCATAATAAGTAGCGACTACAAGGAGCGTAAGACACGCTCTCTCATAAGACCAGTGTCTCATTCATCAGCAAGACGCTGGAAGTAAGACAGTGCATCATCCTCGTCCTCATCCTTAGATACAACAGGAGCAGGTTTGGGTGTCTCTTGCTGGAGAGGGAAGTTGGGTTTGAATGATCCACGATCATTGTCCTCTTCTCGCACTTCCTCATCAAGTGTAGGACGAATAGACTTCTGACCCAGGACAAGTTGCAGACGATTCTGCAGTTGCTCATAGGTTTTAAACTGGTCAGGTGCAGTCAAAGCAGCAAGAGAATACTGCTTCTTCCACAGTGCTTCCAGTGCATCATCATCGTCAAGCAGAGGTGATACACGATCAAACTCAGACTTGTCGTAGTTCCAGTAACCATCCTTACGAACGATCTTCAGTTTGAAGTTAGCACCTTCCCAGAAGTCAAAGGGGTTGATAGGAGTCTCGTCCTCAAACTCAGGTTGCATTGCTTCCATGATCTTATCAAAGATCTTCTTACCAAACTTATAGAGGAAGACTTTACCTTCGTTCTGAGGATTTGATTTGTCCTGCACAACATAGATGTTGGCATAGTAGGACAGTTTACGCTTTTGCTTACGTGCAATCTCTTTGTCAGATTCGACACCAGAGTTCCAAAGTTGACTGTTGTGCTCTGAAACAGGGTCCTTCTGACCAATAGTAGTCAGGGAGTTTTCGATGTACCATCCACCAGTGCTTTGGAAAGCATGGGTGTACATCTTTGCCCAAGGAAGGTCTTCTCCTTCAGGGGCAGGGAGGAAACGGATGACTGCAAAACCATTACCAGTTTTATCTACTTCTGGTTTCCACAGACGGTCATCACCACCGCCACCAGTATTATTCATCTTCTCAACTTCTTTCACCAGTTTAGAGGTGAGAGAACCAAGACCAGATTGCTTTTTAAGATTTGCGAAAGACATAGGATTAATCGGATTAGTTGGATTTGGCTTGTGTGTACGACGCTATCATACTATACTCAGGTATCACTGTCAAGTTGTTTTCTCATAACGTTGAGCATCTCTGACATATTATTGAATACAGTATTCATATCAACATCTTTGGGAAGACCCATCATTTGTGCAGAGTCAGTGATTCTTTCTCTCATTTCAATTGCATCTGGGTCATCAGATAAAGACAATCGAGCGTAAAGAATTTTCTGTTTTTCTATGAGTTTTTCCAAATTAGAAACTTGCTCTAATTTGTCATCATCACTCATGTATGGAAAGTGCATAAACTTTCCATAGACCTCATCTTGGAGTTCACTAATTTTAGTCATCTCTGACCTAACAATTTCAGAGTCAAAGAAACTCATAGGACTACCTGCTTAAGAATTTTTTTATAACGTTGTACATCAATATTTAGAAAAGGAGAATATTTTTTCATTCTCATGCTGACGGTTTCCCACACTGGGTCTTTGAGATGGGAATCAAAGTTTTCTCTAAATCCTAGAATCTTATCCAGGATGACTAGAGTTTCAACTGATATATTTTTTCTAAGATATTCTTTTAGAATTTGCGGATGTCGTGTGCCATCCATGGCAAACATAGAATCAAAGTTACTATCACTGAAAATAAATTCAGTTTCTTCCTTGAAGACATATGATAGTGATTGATTTCTTTTCTTCCACTCTGTGTATCTACCCTCACCATCCTTAATCATTTCACCAATCCAAAGTTTCCCTGGATCAGTACAGTTGATAAAGTTAGATACAAAAAATTCAACCACCTCTTGGTCTGATTTGTTTCTTGCCAACTTCTCAAACCAGAATCTATCTTTTCTTTTATAGAAAGATTGAACAGTCGCACGACTCTTGCCACGATACTTGTGGTAATCATACTTGTCCTTGGTGAAGTGGTTCTTCATTGACAAGTAACATCTGTAGGCATCAAATGGCATCATAAAAAAGTAATAGGGTCAATTTTTTGGCGGAAATTTTTTCGCCCCCTTTTGAAATTAAAAGACCAATTTTGCGCGAGAGGTCTTCTTCAAAAAGTTCAGTTCCATTGCTTCATATTTGATCTTTTCCTTCAATGGTTTTGAAATCAATTTAGGAACAGAGTTTAAATCAATGGAATTAAGTTCACAGAAATGCACGATGGCATCGATGTAGCTCATACCTTTATGCTTTTGCACAAGTGTTTCAATCTCTTGCGCGAAACGAGATGGGCAAAAGAACTTGCTCTCAAATGCCTTTTCTAGTTCATTCTCCATCTTTTGACCCAGTATTGTGATGTACAAATTCTTTAATATACCTTACTAGCAATTTAATATAGTCTCCTTTATTTCTTTTGTCAAATACTTTAACTTCACCACCAGGAGTAACCATGATGGTGATTAGTTTTTTGACGGGAATGCCGGTCAGTTCGTAGTAAGCAGTGGCATAAAACATTTCTTGGACGAAATAGTTTTCCAACCACTCTTCGGGTTTTATTTTTTCTGAAGTCTTAAAATCGATGACTGCAAGTTCTCCTTCATATTCAGCGATGCAGTCAACCCTACCTGCTAAACCAAGATACTCTGAGAACAGAGTTCTTTCTATAGCGTGTATGTTATTTATGCGGTCTAGGTATGGTGTGGCATGATGAAGCATGAACTTGGTTAGAGGTCTAAACTCATTCCAGTTAATTTCTTTATTCAGCATATAAAGTTCAACCGCTTCGTGGAAGTCTGTTCCTCGTGTGGTTGCTTTCTTTGTAATGCGATTTGCTTCTTCAATACCAACCCGTGCTCTCCACTTGACAAAGATTTGTCTGTTATAGAAAGAAGTTACAGATGTGATAGAAGGCACCCACTCTCCATTCGGAAGATTGTAGAGACGGATGCCATTCTTTTCTTTCTTATTGAGTTCAAGGTCACCAAGATAATTACAATGAGTAAAATTCATAAATTCAAATCAAGTTTAGCAAGTAGATATTCTTTACAAAGACCTGAACGTACAATATCATCAACGCCAAACTCAATCATTTCGACTGATGGCATGACTCGTAGTATTCTCATAAAATCCATGATGCCATTTCTCTCATTCTGCTTGGTCAAGTCAGTTTGAGTAGCATCACCACAGAACATAATTTTGGTGTCTTCACCTACCCTCGTAATTATACTATCAAGTTCATGGAAATTCAAGTTTTGAAATTCATCAACAATGATAATGGATTTATCAAGGGTCGTACCACGAATGAATGAGGTAGACCAGAAACTAATAGTTCCTTGAGTCTTTAGGTTACCATACAGCATTTCAAAGTCTACGTCTGTGGGGAGCGTAAACATATACTTAACCATATTCTTATATGGAATTTGGAAAAGTGCTGACTTATCCTCATGGTCTCCAGGAAGGAAACCAATTTCTCTGGTGGCAACAAGAGACCTTACGATATAAATTTTTTCATAAGGCGTATTCTCATCAAGCACGTCTTGCAGTGCATTCCATAGAGTGATAAAGGTTTTACCCGTTCCTGCTGCACCATATGCAACGACATTCTTATCGTTTTCATATGCTTCAAAGAGAAGTTTTTGATTCTCAGTTAGTGGATCAATTTCCCGAATCAAGTCTGAGTTGATGGGTTTCTTTCTCTTCATTTGTTTAACAGTTAGACCAACTCCAATGGGTTGATCAGAGTTCTTTTTTCTTCTAGGCATTTAGAAACTGTAATCGCGATTTTTACGAACGTTTGCACCAGGTTGTCTGGATGCTCTGTCTAGGATTTCGTTCCATCCACTTGAGTTGGCTTCACCCTTCAAGTGCATTTCTCCCACTTCTCCTACACCAGCGACACCTGCCTGCCAGTCTTTGTCCCAACTAAGATTCTCTTTCCTCCATTCATCATATGCTTTCATTGTCATGGAGAGTTCTTTTTTCTCTCCAGTTTCTCTATTAATAACAGGATATGTTGGCAATGTTAGACCTCCTTTAGATGTAAATATTTATTACCATTCAAGTGCTTCAGCAACCATAGGGAATTGTTCAATGAAGATTTTCTTACAACCCTCAGCAATTTCCATGTGTTCCTTCTGCGTTCCGTGTCCAGTGCGAAGATCAATATAGTGAATCCACGAACGAACTGAACCCGTCATGTAGATTCTGGTGGGACAAGCGAGTGGCAAAATCATTCTTGCACATTCCTTTGCCACGCCATTATCTAACATGTCCTGGTAAACATCTAGAGTTTGTTTGAAGTGATGCTCCATCCAAATCTCATACTTCTGTCTAACGAAAGGATCAAGATCATCAATAGACTTCTGACGATTAGTAGTGTCCTGCCGCCTCAGATCTGGCAGAGGAATCTTACCTTCCATCAAAGCACTAGAGTCAGCGTAGCGTTGCGAGAACTCTTGATATGTGAACGAACGATGCCTCAGTATTTGAGCTGCGATTGCTCTAGAAGTATTGATCTCCAGAGTCAGATATGCTTGCTCAAAGATGCTCCAGTGTTGATGCTTGATACAATACTTCAGCAGACCAGCAAACTTTTCATTGTCTTGGTTGTTTGGATTACTTACACGAGCACAATATGCCATGTGCTTTTCTGCGTCTGGACTGACGCTAATCAATTTAATCGGGGTATCCGTCATCGTCTCCTTCGTCATAAACTTCGTCGTAATCTGTTAGGTGTGATGCGATGTTTTCGTATTCATATGCTTTAACATCGGAGTAGACTTCTGATTTCAAAGCCTCTACAAGCAACTCTAGGTTTCGGACGATCAACTTAAGTTTGTCTTTTTCCATATGGTGATATCGCTTGCCCTACATTATACCATAAAAAAACGGGGGTGGAAACCCCCGCCTTTTTAAACTAAAAGTTTTTTACATACTCGTTTGCAAGTTTGTTGGTCTTCGTCGCATTCAATCAAGCAGTCAAAATAATCATTTACCAGATCTGATTCTCTTGGGTTGGATGTTTTCTCAAAGAGATCCCATTCTGCTAGTTGATTGCGAGAAATAAGATTGTGCATAAATCACTCTCCGTACAGTACAAATAATAAGGAAGAAACGAATCAGTGCATAGGCTTTTTCCTTTAATTCTGTAATTATTTAGTCAGCGTATGCTAACTTAATGAAGTCTGGTAATAGTTAATAAAAAAGGGAGGTAGTTAACCTCCCTGTGTATCATTTGGAAAGAACTTTAATCTCTCCGTATATTAGTGAAAGGAATGCTACAGAACTTAGGGATATGATCCCGGCGACTTGTAGTGCTTCCATATCACTTCACGTAGGTACGACCGCGATAGCAGAATGTGCCATGGGTTTCCTTTGATTCTACACAACGTGTCGAATACTCAACACCACGATATGAGGTGTGACTAATACGTGCGTCATGCAAAGCAGATGCTTTGTTGATCTGCTTTCTGATGATGTTTAGTGTGTTCATTTGTCAGTCTCCTGAAGTTAGGGTTTTTAATCCCCGTTCCTTCAGTCGTGTGCGTCCCAGTAACACTCAGGTTCGGTTGCTTCCCTTACGGTCTCAACCAACTCAACCTTTACCAAAGGTGGTACGGTTTGGTTCTTAGTGATCCTGAGCATAATTGCTTCAGCATCTTGACAACTAAGTGTAGCATATAGAAGTAAATCTATCATGGGATGAACGCTCCGTTCCGCGACTTACTTGCGTCCCACCCTAAAGCGGGATGAACGTCAGGTCTTATTATAGACCTCATACATTATTTAGTCAAGTGTCTTCGTATCAGGCTTTACAGAATTCTCCTTCTGCCTGCAAATGTTGCAAGGTCTCTTTCAAGTTACCGATGTGTCTATATCCAATGGCAATCTGAGGATATTCTGTTCCCTTGCCGAACTCCTGCTCAAATGCTCTTTGATTGAAGTCATTATTCAATCGATACACTTGATAGTTCTTTCCCATTCTTTCAATCAACGATATAACACGATCACATTCTTGATTGCCGTTTGAATAGATGGTTACTAGATCTTTCATAGGGGTCTTCCGTGCTTATCGACAAGTCCTAACTTTTTGATATGCGAGAGATTTGATCTATCACTCTTTTTAATTTTCTTATATTCTTTTATGATTTTGTTGATCTCTTGATTAGATATTGATACTTTTAATTCATCTTTTTCTTCAACGAATCCAAGACCACTACTCTTTGTTGAGTCTCTAGTATCAACATAATCATTAATCACCTCTTGGATTTCATCTCTAATCAAGTCGTTGATTTGATCTCTAAGATGTTCTTCTTTCATTTTCTTTTCTTTTTATCTGGTGCTTTGTATCCCCATATCTTGGGATTAACTGTTCCATGTGCCCAATCAATAAGAATTAGTGCACCCTTTCCAAACTTATCATAGTAAAGATTAAAAACATCTACCCTCTTGCCTCTACACAAGTCAGTATAAATCTTATCATCGAGTTCATACTGAACCTGCAAAGTGTCAGTGGGTAGAGTTTTATCTTTGATTTGCTCAGGAGTGGCTCGCTCAGCAATGAGATTACAACTGTAAGATTGAATCATAGATTCTTTCTCTTCTGCCGACCACTCATGAGTCACTGGTGCTTCTCCTAATTGATTTGCCATCAAGACCGTCCTCCCCAATTGATGTCCGGGTATGCTTCTACTACCATTTCTTTTGTAATCTTATACTTAGATCCAAGGTTCTTGTCCTTGACCAAACAAAGAAGTTCTGCCTCCATTGGATGCAATCCTTCCAGCATTTGAATGAACATAGTCTCTCTACGGAGAGAACTCAATCCGTCATTACCACCTTTTACAAAGTGAAAGAGTTGTTTGTATTCTCTACGAAGACTAGTGTGGTCGGTGCCAACAGGAACTTCATTCTCTTTGTAAGGGACATGACCATCAGGGAGCAAAGAGATTACGCTGTCATCAAAATTCCAAATGAAAAGTGCTTTCAGTGCATCGTTTCCATACTCTTTGAGAATTTCAACTCTCTTTGCTTTTGATCTTTGCTTGTCTGTTAACTCAAGGATTTCATGTTGAAATGGATTAGCAGGAAGTTTATTTGCCTTCACACTAAAGTTTCTTTTAGTTGTCGTCTTCTTCGTGGTCGTCATAATCGTTTTCAAATCGTACTGCTAAAATTTCATCGGGCAAAACATTACCGTTTTCGTCAAACATCTCTGGGTGAGTATACACCGGTTGAGTATTGTAGACATGTTCTTTCGCAAGCCATCCTACCATACCTCCAACAAAAAACATCATAACGGAAACTAATGTTCCAATAGTGAGGGTTACTGCCAACATTTTTTTGTCCTCCAGAGACTATTTCTTTCTTATATCCAGATAGAAGTTAAGATGGAAAACAATTTCTCTGCGGAAGAGAGATACCATCTTACCGAACTTTACCTGAAAAGTTTTGGGCGGTTCTGGTTTCCTCCTCCTGTTGCGTAGTAGCAACTCAACCCCACGATTGATGTGGGAATTGTGATTATTTAGTTTCTTTTTTTCTTCTGCCTCTCCTTCTATCATGGTTGTACCTCAAGGCGTCTTCTAAAATTTCATTAAGATAATTTTTTATCTTCCTTGCCTGTGGTTTTGGAATATGCCCATACCCCTCTCGGAGTTGTTTGTGCATATTATCACTACCACCCTCAAGGTAATCGTTTAACTCCACTACCAAATCACTTAGTTCTTTAGCAGTGGAGCTCTCAATAAACTCTTCGATCTCAACTTTTTTTACTTGTTTAATTTTAAGATAGTCATAGAACTTTAACACAAAGTGACCATCAAAGGCAAGGTCGATTGCCTTCTCTACATCTGTGTATGTTTCGTACAAGTTAAGTGATGACATTAAACCAACTTGTTCTCCCGCAAATATTTTACAGTTTCGGTGCACCCTCCAATAATTTTGTCATCACTTATAACTTTGGGGAAGGTAGATCCTACTCCAAACTTGCCATAAAATTCTTCACGGGTGTAATCCCTATCAAGTTTATATATGACATGCTTTAGTTCTGCAAGTTTTAAAACTTGTTCTACCTTGGTGCAATAGGGGCAACCATCTTTTGAATAGACTGTGAACGTCACTTCTGAACCTCCTTCCAATCATTATCAAAAATTTCCATACCTTTATCAGTAAGGATGTGATCATACATTTGGTCGAATACCTTTGGTGGCATCGTGCAGATATCAGCACCATTATACCATGACCTGATAGCACGTTGCACACTACGAATCGAAGCAGAAAGAACCTGAGTTCTGACCCCGTGAATATGATACAACTCGGAGATGGATCTGACAACCTCCAAACCTGCCACTGATTGGTCGTCCAAGCGTCCTACAAAAGGAGAGACGTAGGTTGCCCCTGCCTTCGCTGCTAGGACCGCTTGAGAAGCGCAGAAGATCAATGTGACGTTGACCTTAATACCTTGCTCTGAGAGTCGCTTACAGACGATTAGACCCTCGCGTGTACAGGGAACTTTGACTGTGCATACGTCACCAAACTTTTCATACAGACGAATGCCTTCATCGTACATCTCAAGGTCAGATCCCATGACCTCCATACTTATATCTTTTACCCCAATGTCTTTGATCTTTTGATAGACATTTTCTGGGTTTTTGCCACTCTTCATAATAAGAGTGGGATTAGTTGTGACACCATCAACTAATCCCGTGGAGAAATATTTTTCAATTACATCGGTGTCAGCAGTATCAAGGAAGATTTTCATTTATTGGCGATTGCTATGCCCATTATATATCAGATTTTTCTCCCTTGTAAAGGTCCTCCAAACGTTCTCTTGTCATATCAACATACATTACCTCTTCGCCAGGGGCAGGTGCCTCTGGATGACGTGGTTTAGGAGGAGTGCTCATCTCTATGTTAATAGATTGAATGTTACTCCACATCATTGCAAACGCAGCACCACCAATCAAGGAGAAGCATACAAAATAAAGAAAGACTTCAAAGTTATTCATCATGCTCCTTGAAGAGATTGAACTGTGTTATGAAGTTCTCCAATGTCTCGGAGACCTTCAACAGAGAACCATGGAGCATTTGCCCAACTAAATCCTTCACCCATGGTGCTATCGGGTGCTGTGATGTACCAATGACATGCTGTGTCTGGTACATCCACTGCACACTTAGACCAATCGTCACTCCACTGTGGGACTTGCACCCACATTAGAGCAGCAAACATAATACTGAAGATTGATTTAATCATATCCTTTTAAAGATTAAGGGTTAAAGTTTTAATAAGAAGAACCCTTATTAAAAGTTATCTGTCGTTTTATGAGATAATCTATTGAGAAATTACCCCCACCATTGAGAACAATGCAGGCACAACCTCCCCAGTAAAGAACTAAGAGTTCTAGTAGGTAGATATTTAGACCTGATGTCATAATGGCGTGATAGATTCCAAAAGAAACCGTTCCCAAGATTGCCAAGGCACCCAGGCGAGTGCCGAGTCCAAAGATAACCAACCAACTTCCAAAGATCTCAGAGAATGCTGCGATGTAAGATAGGACGATTGGGAATGGTAGATGGAGGGGACGGACAAAAGCGTCAGCAAAGTTCTCAATACTATCAAGTTTTTCATATCCATGATGGATAAGCATGATACCTATTGATAATCGAAGTAGTAAGAACCCTAACGATTGAATCATAATGCATTTCCTCTGGGTAATACTTCCTCTGGGAATACAAACGATTCATGTG